CTGTGCGGATGCTGCTAGGCGTGGCGCCCGAATGCAGGAAATGAGCAGTTACATTGCTAGTGTGCGTGGTTTCGGCATACACCTTAATGACGATGCGCTCAGTTTCATCTATGGCAAAAGCACTAACTGCAACGTATAAAGCAGTGTAATAGTTGCTGCTGGTGGCATTAATTTCTGGACTGTCTATTTCAAACAACAGCGTTTCAGTGCCGCCTGTAGTGCGCTTGTAAAACTTGAATACCAGATTGGTGCTGCCGCATGCATCGCTGACATAGCTCCAGAAGCGATATTCGTATTCACCTGCAGGCAGTTCAGTAAGTCCAGGATCGTCTGCGTCTGTGGCAAACTCCTCGATCAATACTTGGCCGCTGGTATTTACCACCACGGCGGTCATATCGTCCTGCGGGTCAGCATCAGGCGTATCTGGCTGCAGTGATTCGTAGCCGCTGATGTCCGAATCGGCCTGGCGGAAATACCAGATGCGACCTGACGCACTGACGCCTGCCACTCCAGTGGCACCCGTTGCTCCTGTAATGCCGACACCTGTGGCACCAGTGACGCCCGTAGCGCCACTAACTCCCACTGCACCAGTGACCCCTTGAATGCCTGTAGCGCCCGTTGCACCTTGAAGACCAGTAGCGCCTTGAATACCCTGCGTGCCAGTGGCGCCAGTAGCGCCTTGGACACCTGTCACGCCTTGCGGACCTGTTGCGCCTGTGATGCCGACTGGGCCAGTAGCACCTTGAACGCCTGTGGCCCCTTGCACGCCAGTAGGACCAGTGCTTCCTTGAATGCCAGTAGCCCCTTGCGGACCAGTGGCACCAATCGGGCCAGTGGTTCCCTGGATGCCCGTAGCTCCTGTAGCACCTTGAAGGCCAGTAGCTCCCTGCAGTGGCGCCTGTCAGGCCCTGCACACCCGTGGAACCTTGCGGGCCAGTTGCACCAGTAATGCCAATGCCCGTAGCACCAGTAGAGCCCTGAATACCAGTGGCACCAAAAGCACCAGTGGCGCCTTGTGGACCAGTGGCTCCAGTAACACCAACGCCAGTTGGTCCGGTGGCACCAGAAACACCAGAAGATCCCGTAGGGCCTTGGATGCCAGTGGCTCCAGTTATGCCAATTGTTCCAGTTGCACCAATGGATCCGGCAACACCACTAGGGCCAATTGGTCCAGTCGCTCCCGTTGGTCCACTAACCCCCGTTGCTCCACTGTCACCAATGGGGCCAGTAGCTCCAGTTGGTCCTTCCGGTCCAGTGGCTCCTTCTGGTCCCGTGACACCTTCTGGACCAGTGGCACCTTGAACACCAGTGGCACCTTGTACGCCAGTAGGCCCCGCTACGCCAGTAGCACCAGTAATGCCGATTGGACCAGTAGCGCCCTGAATGCCGGTAGGCCCTGCGACGCCAGTCGCGCCAGTGATGCCAATAGGACCAGTAGCACCTTGAATGCCAGTTGCTCCAATCGCCCCTTGAGGGCCTTCTCCGCTAAAGACGATGGAGGGGGAAGTGGTGGGGAAAACTACCACTTCATTGCCATTCTCTTCCGTAATTAGAAGCTGAACGTCTTCTTTTGTAATGATCAAATCATTGGCCATTACAGCCCCCGTCCAGTAAGTCCCAAATCAATATATGCAGTGCCTTGCAGTAAGTAATATTTATCTCCACCAGGCTCTGTCACCATTAAGTCATACTGTCCTTGTTCAGTAATGCCAGAAGTAACAGCACTTGTCAGGCGAAGTTTGAACATGCCACTGGCTTGCGCCGTCCATGGCGTATCAAAATTTGCCAGCTTAGAAGTGCCAGTGCGATTCCATAATTCAGCTTCTAGCGTATAACCACTCATGTTGACAGGCGTACCAGCGCTGTCCTTATATTGCAACGCCATTTGAAACGTGGCGCCTTGATGAATAGTTATGTCGTAACGAGCTGGATTCACTGGCTACTTTCCATCGTTAGTAACAGTCTACAACCATTACGCAGTATCAATCCTAGCTTAAACCAATTCCACCCAGCCAATCATTCCCAGCGCCTTAGCATTTGCCGCACTGTCCACAGTTAAGACCAGCGTATCACTCACGCCAGAAGCATTTTGCCCCAAAGAAAGACGAATGGACTCTGCAATGGCATAATTATTGGCTGATCCTTGAGAGACAAAACCAGAGTCAACAATGGTGCCACCAGCCACGGTTGTGCCACTGCTAATTATCTCTACATTTCCCCTCCCATTGTCTGCTGCTGTCCAGGTGACACCAGACAAGGTGGGATTCAGTCGCAGGCGCCATAGCACCACATCGCTAGATGCAGTGGTAGTAGAAATACGCACTGGCAGAATAACATTCCCTGTGCGACCACTGGCCATGCGAATGCCAGCGGTAATACGCTCACCAGAAGCGTTGGGCACCGCTGCTAAATCATGACTAATAGAATAAACAGCTCCGTCTGGCTGGTAACCTCCTTCACTTAAAATGCTGCAACAGATTTGCTTTAAGGTGCGCCCGGAGGATTGAGCGGAATTATTTTGAATGCGATAAGACAATGGTAAAATAGCCGTCTGCATATAAACAGAACTAATTAAATTGGCGTGTTGGAACTCGTGGCAATAGGTAATTTCGCCGTCAATAACAAAACCACAACGCACACGTCCCACTCCCAGCCATTCAAGATCAGCGACAAAAATTTGAGCTTTGTCGAAATCAAGAGAAGGCAAGGTATCAATGTTCCAATTGCTTTGATCGACTACATTCTCTACTACGGCCCCAGAACTAAAGCTTCTAATGACAAATTGAACAGTGGTGCCACTAGCTCGCACCAAAACACCATTATTATCATCAAAAAGACCAACTTCCTGAGTGACGTCACTTGCCGGAGTCGCTCCAACAAAACTCATCATTACCATTAAGCTTTTGCCTGGCTGATAAGGAAAGCGTTGCCTGGTGCGACGCAACACAGTATCACCAGAAGCAGTTGTCACTGCTAAAGCATTACTGGATTCATTCGGCAGAAAAGTAGAAGAAGCACTGCCGGAAATCGTCTCAAACCATTGATCTGGGCGATTATTATAGCGCATTGTGCTGTCAAACAGCGTATATGGCTCGCTCATTCGTTGACGACCAAAAGCGTCAACTGCTCCGCTGTCGGGGCCGCTTTGCAACACGCGACCCCTATGATCAGCTTCTATATGAGTTTCAAACTGTTCGCCACCAGCTAATACTTGCCCCATTGCTATTCCATAGTCTTTTCCTTACTGTAGCAGTATGCTTCTTGATACTCAATGCTTATGCTTTGCATGGCTTGACAGACAGAACCAGGCGCATAGCCGCAGGCCATCATGAATTGATAGAAAGCTCGCGCCAATGCGGGAGCACTATCGCCACTATAGACGTGGTTGATTTCCTGATAGGAGCAACAATCAGTCGTTACCTTGTCGTCTGAGAAGCGATGGGAAAAGGAAATAGTGTTGACAAAAGGCATGACATGGGAAAAGAGGCCACCATAGGGTAGCCTCTTGAGGATGAGCCGTCAACTAGCCACGTCCTTGGCCTCTCGTAGGCTTTTTGCCTCGGCGACGAGGACGGGAGTGCTGTCCTTGCCCAATAGAAGTGGTCTTAGGCGGACCGGGCTCGTGCTGGCGCTTAAGGGCCGCTGAGCCTCCTTTTGTCTTGACTGCCATTAAATGAAAGCAACAGAATTACTATAGATGCTTAATGGTCGCGAGGCCATAGAATCTCGCGTTAAATCATGGCTCAATGCCCAATGCCGTTTTTAGGCGTTCGGGGGTTGTAGCAGCGTCAATTGCCTGCTGCATTTTGTCGTACTTATCGCGTACAACTTGACGAGCAGCTTCAGCGTCGGTTGCACTTTTGCCAGGAATTTGCTTGGCGATAATGGCATCCAACGGGGTAAATTCCTCTTCACGCATGGCACGACGCTTGTCGTGTGCGATCTGCTTGGCCTTGGGCAAATTAATGGTGACTTTCATTGGTCGGCCTCCTTAGCGGCAAAGTATGCCTCAGCGCCAATGCCGTAACCATCGGGCTGAGAAAAGTCGGCTTCCCACGCGTTACGAAAAACACGATCCGACGGGAAGTCATCGGAAGTGGCAAACACGTAAGGAGTGCCTGCTGGGACATCCTTCAGTGCCACATCGGCAATAGGAAGTTCTCCAGTGGGAACGATGACGGAAATACCGCCTTCGGAATTTGGGTAGACGATTAGTTGCGTTGTCATGGGATTAAGCAATGAAGATAATGCTTACT